TATAACACGGGCCGGAGCCCGTGTCAACCAATACTTTAAATACCCTGGAACTCTGTAAGGGCTTGTTGTGCGTCTGTGTCCAGCATACAACGATCCATTGCCGTCTGCTTCTCACGTGCAACTGTGGCACGGTAGGCTTCCAGCTCTGCGACCTTTGCTTCCATAGCAGGCCACACAACATCAGAAGGGTTCAAGTAGGGGCCAGTGTAGTCCCGCTTTTCTTCTTTCAGTGTAATCTCGCCGCTGGCAATGCCTTCAAACACCATGCCCCATGTAGGCTGTTCAGGACGGCCAGTAGGGCCAAACAGTGCCTCTGCTTTGGCTTGTACTTTCTCTCGGGCAATCTCGTTTAAACGGTTAACAAAATACTCACGCTGTGCTTGTTCCATTTTTCGCTCCTTCTGTGTGTGTAAGTGTATATTATAGCACCAAACCGCAGGGCTGTCAACCCCTGTTTAATCGCCCCTGCAGTCTGTGTTCAGCTCTGGGCGCAGTGTACGCCGTAGTTCTACTTCCCGCTTGTGTGCAGCCGCTTTGCCACGCAGGGTCTCATGAACTAGTACTTCTATCTCGCTCTTGTCGTTCAAAGAGCGCAGGGCCCGGCAAAGCAGCCAGTCCTTGTTCTCTTTCTTGGCACGATAGAAGTGCTTGGCCGCACGAGCCAGCACTGACTTGTTAATAGTTGTCTCTGTTTTGGCAGTGACTCCTATGTAGCTAGCACCGTTGACACGCAACTCATAGATGATGTGCGTACGGTCGACTCGCTTTTTACGGGTGGGCTTTTCTAAGTTCATGTGTATATTATAGCACCAAAATTCCAATCTGTCAACCGAATCCTAAAGCCCTTACGGGCCTTAGGGTCATGCGTTCTGCATGTACGTATTAATAAACAGTTCCCCCACATCGCAGCTCACGTAGGTGTCTCCCTGCATGCCCTGCTCGCTGTAGCTGACATCGCTGCTATCAAAGCCCATAGTTGTAAGCAGTGCTTTAAGCTCTGTCATAAACAGCTTGTCTGTGTATATAAGACCGTGTTTAGCTGTGTCCCACGTTGCTGCTGTAAAGCGCACACGCAGCTCGCCAAAGCTCAGCTCATCGTTTGTGTATGCAAGTTGCAGACCTGTGACCTCTACTGCCTTAGCAGTGCTGCTCCAGTAGCCCTTGCCGTTTGTGTTTAGTGTTGCGTTAACTTTGTACATGATGCGTCCTTAACTTGCTGTGTTGTAAACTGGGTACTGGCCCGCCGCGTCGTAGTACCACACACCGTTAATTAGTGTGTAGCCCCTCTTGCGGAACAGTGTTGCGTAGTACTTGCTGTAGTTAAATGCCATCTCGCGCTCCTTTGTTGCTAAGTGTGTATTATAGCACAGGTTCACCAAAGTGTCAACTGCTGCGCAAAAGCCCCTAGGGGCTGCAGGGTTATGCGTTAACTAGGTATTCCTCAACGTTAAGTACTACGTCCTCAAGCCCGCCCTCAGCCCACTCCTGTGTAAACTTTTGTTTAGCACGTTCCAAATTGGCAGTGCTATCGTATACCCCTACGTTGTAAAACTCGTATTCGTTGTCCCCCAGCCCCTGCGCTTGCAGCACGTACATTGTTTGCATAGTTTTCGCTCCTATTGCGTGTTTAAAAATGTATTATAGCACACACTCGCCAAAATGTCAAGTGTGCTGCACAATGACCCTGATCAGCGCTGGGTCTCTACAAACTGCATAAGCTCCTCGTAGGTGCTCTCATACGCATACGCAACGTCATCGCTAACTGCGTCTGTCTCTAAATTGTCTCCCACGTACTTGAGGGCCTCTACAAGCGTAAAGCCTGTGTCTCTGCAATAGTTTGCAAATACTACTAAATGATGTCTTGACATGTGTTTCCTTGTTAAAAACGTATTATAGCAGCTTAGACCCAAAGTGTCAACCAAATGGGAAAAGACCCTAGAGGGCCCTGGGTTTCTCAGGATTCTCGCGCTCTCAGCCCCTCTCTAGCATGCTGCATGCTAGATGGTGATCCACTTGACAGCTGCGCACACGATCACAGCACAGCAGCACAGCCACACGCTGCAGGGGCCACAGCGCACCAACGTCTGAATGGATCCCACGGGTCCATGGGATTGGGCTGCTTGTACACTGTGAAGTCCCTGTGCTGCTGCATGCTGCGGTGATGGCCAGCCCTACTGGATTCGAACCAGTGGCCTACAGCTTAGAAGGCTGTTGCTCTATCCAACTGAGCTAAGGGCTGCTGCTGTTACACTGTGGTGGTGGGCCCCCCGTGAGTCGAACACGGCACCAATGGATTATGAGTCCACTGCTCTAACCAACATGAGCTAGGGGCCCGAAACTTGTTACATGTCCTTGTATCCCTGGAGTGAATTCAGCTCTGCAGCTTCGTTGTCAGCTGTGGCACGAACTCCTGTAGCTACGAAACGGTGAAGATCCTCCATGCGTTCCTGGAACACCTCTGGTGCACCTTCAGCTGCACGGTTCATGTCCCAGTCTGAGGGATAGTGACGCAGCATACTACGGGCTGTGTCTCGAATCAATTTTGGTACTCGGGGAGTGTGCTGTGAGTTACAGAGATCCATCAAGAACCTCCGGGTCTGCACAACAGCACGATATCTTTCATCAGGTAATGTCATAGGTCTCCTCAGAGGTAGCTGCATATTGGGTTCACGGCTGGCAGATAAGATTCTTTTCTTCTGCATGTGTATATTATACGATAGATTTGATATCTTGTCAATGATTTTTGGCTGTTTTAGTATATACAGCAGCGGGGCCTATGTCAACATCCCAGTGTGCTAAGGCGTTATTATAGTATGAACAGACAATTCAGACTCAGTGTGTTAGAATCGTGGCAGCATTGCCACTGTGTAGATATGGTTGCACGTAGACTCAGAGCTGATCGTCACACTGTATACGACATCTTACACACATACTACAAGCTGGTATAAGCTAGTATACACATACATAGCACACGAACCCCTGCAGCGGGGCCACTGTATACGCATTGGTATCCAGTCTAGAACGCTGATCCAATGGTGAAAATGGTTCAAATTAGACTGATCCCATAGTAGAATCTCGAGTGTTTGCAGAGTCAAGACCGGTGGTTGGAGAGGCTATGCTCAAATGGTCACACTTTTCCACACTTTATTGCACTTTGTCACACTATTCTGCACCATTTCAAGTCCCACGGCTGCTTTAGCGGCCTCTATACGCACGACGGGGGTCAGTAAATCACACTTTTCTGCATTTACTGTGCATTTATGTGTGTAAACGCATATACGTGTATACTGTGTGATCCATTGCAGCGGGGCCTGTATACTATAAGGGTCTACACCAGAACCACATCAGGTATTGTGCTAGTGTCCATCCACATTAAGGGAAACCACGCCCGCACTATGCGAACGCTGCGTGTGATGATCACTACACGATTGTTCATCAACACAGTGAATCGTTCACCCTGTGTGTCCCAATCACTGCGTATAGTGTACACTGTGTTCATATTGATATTTACTGTGACCCCCCTGTTTATGGCAGTGCTAGCTCAGTAATTAATCTCTAGTGCATGACTCCATGCCAATACCAAACCCATGTGATCATCAGGGCTATCAACACTGTGATCTCAATGAATTCTCCAATCTGTGATCTAGTCATAGTCATCTCCTTGTGATATTTATAGGTGTCCACATTCATATCTCTAGCGGCCCGCATGCCATTAGACCATAGTCCATACAGTACCCGTGATCATGCCCACTGCAAAACACGCTAGACTCATTACAACTAGTGTTGTTACATAGTATAACTCATCCATTACTACGTGTGTGAGCCATAGGGGATATGTTACTGTAAGGTCCTTCCATTCCAGGATCAGTCTTGTACGTAGTATATGCATCATGTATTTAAATACATTCATGCCAAAACTTGCAGCGTTTGCTTCCAACTCACAGCCCATGCATTGTTACGGTATACTTAACACGGATCTAGATCATGGCGGACATCATGCCTGGTCTTGGGCACAGACTCACCAGCTGGTCACAGAAGCTCATTTGAATCGTTGCAGATATTGGTTACCTGTGGGATCCCAGTTAGAGTCAGAGTTTGTGCTACGTTATACAAGTATCATACATCGTGTACCTGAAGAGGACTATGTCTAAAAAATCTCTACAAAATATCTGCGCTGCTGCTTCGCAGCCAGTTAATCATGTGGTGTGGGATCACTCAAACACAGAGTCTGTGACAGTGTTATAAATACAAACATGCGTATAATAACTGTTGCTCTAGTACTTGTTCTCAGCGGATGTGCCTCAGTGCAATCTTGGGTGCCTTCATTCTGGGATGATAATCAAAGTGCTCGTATCGTGGATGTTAGACTGGCTGTGGATCGCTTGGATTGCAGTCAGCCTCAGCTCACACAGATTGCAGTGATCCGTGATGACCTACGTTGGTTTGAACTCTATAGCACCAGCAAGGGACAGTTGCAAAAGGATGTGTTGAGATTGATCGCACCCATGCAGGCCACTGTTCAAGACATGTATACACGCAACACTGGGGGCACAGCCAGCAAGACCTACTGTGAACTCAAAAAACAAATAATGACACAGCAGGCTGAACGCATTGCTTCAGCTGTGCTAGGGAGATGGTAATGCAAGATCAACTACGTGAATTGGCTCGTTCAGGACCCCCGTGGGCACAACAACGTGCTGCCCAGGCTCTGCAGTTCATGGACGCACTAGCTCGTCAAGACATCACAGAAAGCGAGTATCAAGAACTCATGCAGGATTTGGCTCGCAGTGATGCCCTGAACGCAGAAGCAGATGACGTAGAAGTCAAGAACCTACTTGTGGCCTGCATAATGATTGGAGCTAAACTAGCATGAAAATAAGTGAAATCGTCACAGAAAACATATTCACCTGTGACTATAGATTGGTCATGGACGCAGTTGCTAGTCTATATCAAGAACACTATGATGTGGACATATGGTCAAACGCAGAAGCACACGATGCTGCTGCACAGGTCTTGATGAAAGAACATCCTTCATCAGAAGAGCTGGAGTTTATCATAGACACACAACAACTGCCAGAACGCTTTCAAGGGCTGAACTTTCCCCTCAACGATGACATCCTAGGCATCAGCACCCAGGACACAGGATTCACAGAAGCTGTGCAAGGACCCGAAGGTGCAGAACAACGCATGCTGGACCGCATGGGCAAACGCTTTGGATTACCCCCAGGGTCTAGTCAAGAACAAGTACAGGCAGCACAACAGGCTCACTTGGACAAGAACGATCCTGATGCTGCTGCACAGTACAAACAGAATATGGCCAACATAGATGCTGGGGGCGCACAGGCTGACAATGCTCCGGTGAAACTAGCTCCCAAGGCTGCACCTGCTGCTGCTCCAAACCCAGATGCTGCGGGTGGACAGGCTGCTGCCAAGGCCAACAAGAGCCCGATCGCTATCATGTTGGCACAGCCCACCATAGGCAAGAATCAGGCCCTGCTAGACGTTATTGCCACCACAGTGGGCCTACCAGCTGGGTCAAGTGCTGCTGAGATACTGGCTGCTGATGACGCTAGGAATGCCAAAGCAGGTGGTAAGTATGCGCCAGCAACAGAAAGCATGGGCGGTGCAACAGATTCAAAAGGACGCACACAACGAGAGTGGTTACGTCTAGTTAAAGCCAAGTTTCCTGATGCCAAGATTCAACAGGCCAAAATGATAGATGGTCCTATTCGTGCAATATTAGCAAATGGTAAAACATTGAATTGGAGCAAGGCTCAATCAATGGTAGATGAAGAGCCCGCTTCAAGAGCTCTTTGTACATCAGGCAAGCCGGACTCAGCTCTAGGTGCATCGCAGTTGGCATCTTGCAAGTCGCAGGGCTATCGCAGCCGTGATGGCGGTAAGACTCACAAGGTGGGTGCAGATAGAATCGGCGTCCGCGGCAAGAAGATCAAAGGTAAAAAATACGGCGGACCTTTACCTGATTGGAGTTGAAGTGGCCGTGAATCCCACAGATCTGCTCATAGCACCCCCAACCATTCCCGACACGCGATTTAAAAACTCAGTGCTCATGCTGACCCACAGCGACGAACGAGGAGCTCACGGACTGTGTGTGAATAGACCCTTGGACTACACCCTGGAAGAAATACTAGCCCAGACCAACATAGATCACAGTGGGCTACCCCCTGTGCCTGTGTACTGGGGTGGACCCATGGGCCATCACAGCATATGGATGCTGCACAGCTCAGACTGGGTCTGCAGTGACACTGTGATGATCACATCGGCCTGGGCCATGACCAGCTCACTGGAAATGTTTCATTGCATGATGGACCACGATACGCCACGCCATTTTAGACTGCTCATGGGCTATGCAGCATGGGCACCGGGTCAGTTGGATCAGGAGATTGAGGGTCAGGGGGTATGGCGTCAGGAACATTCATGGTTGACTGCCCAAAACCTAGGCCCTGAATGGCTGTTTGAACAGCCCGTGGACGAACTATGGTCTAACGTGGTTACTCTGAGCTCGCACCAGGCTGTCGATAGCTGGCTGTGAATCGTTCTGATTTGCTTTGGCAATAGATACACATGGTCACACCCGGCACAGCTTCTCTACGTGCCAGAGGAATATCTTCCCCACATGCATCACAGAATTCCAGACTGGGTTGGCTGCGTTGCAGGGCCAGCTTTTGACGCACTGAGTCCAGGGCCTGTGCTTCACGTATGAGGGCAATGGCCTGGGCCTGTTCTCCCTCTTCGCTGTTGCTGACATCTAATTGATCTAGTTCATTGTTCATTTGCTGCTGTCCTTGATTGTGGTTAATAGTTGGTTGCGATGATTCTTGTACTTAGTCCATTTGTCCAAAAACCAATCCCACACTGCGATTTTAAAGAACAAGCTGAATATGATGGTCCATGCTGCGATCTGTAGGTACAGTCTCATGGGCTCAGGCACAAATAGAGCTGCGATGTTCAACAACACACTGAACACCAACAGCCGAGCCCAGGTGTCAAGACTGCTCCAACAGTAGCTTAAAAAACGCCAAATTTCTTTCACGATTCAATGCCTTTGCGTATCCATTGTTGTAAAGGGTCATAGTCCAGGTGAGCCCAGTCAGTGTTCTCATCCAAGATGTCTATGACCATGCCTGTGCCTTCTTGGGTTCTGCGGATCATGTCATCCAGCACACCCGCACCATAGGCGTTGGCACCATAGCTGCCCTCACGGCATCGATACACACTGCCTGAGCTGCCTTCAAACTCCCAAGCACCGTCGACTAATACAGCCTGGGTGATGCCTGAATTCAGCTTCCAAGAGTCTCCTCCAGTGTAACTTCCCGACCAGGAAGCAAATACCTTGTAAATGGTTTCTTTAGGGTCAGCGATGCGTATCACGCACCAACGATCTGGGGTATATTCACTCATGTTGTTCTTCCTGAAGTTGTTTTAATGTCTGCATCAATGCAGGTGCCTTCCAAAATAGTAATCTCACCTTTGGTACCCTGTTGCTCTGCTTGTCTAACCAAATTTCGCATGTGCTGTTTTTGCATGTCCAAACTGGCCACACATTGGGCTTCATTTTTGTAGTATGTTTTGCCCTGCATGAACTCACAGTTGCCATTAAGGCATATAAACAGCACGGGTATAAAGATAGTCATTGTTACACCATTTCATCTATGTTGGCACCCTTGTTAGGATCTTTTGGGCGCATCTGTTTTATTTCTTCCTGTCTATCCTCAATCACTTTGAGCTGTTGCTGTTTGATTGTTTGTTGTTGGGTCAGCTTGGCCAACTCAATATTATGAGCTATGGCTGGATCAATTTTGCCTACTTTCATTTTGCAAACCTCGGCATGACATTATGTCCTGTGTATTGAAAACTATCCAGCATGGGCAGCAAGTCAGCTAACTTATCACTAGGATGTCGTTGTATCAATGGCTGACGATCACCATCAGTCAACATGAAGTACAGATTCTCTGTGCCTTCTTCAATTTGATATTCAAAGATATGTTGTAAGTCTTCGAGAGTCATTTTCGTAGTCCTAGTGTATTTCTATATTACCGGCCAAGACAATTCGCTCGTCTTGGGACACGCACTCGGGCACCCCGTGATCCAACCACCCTGGAAATATGATTAGCATGCCTTCTGTAGGAGTAATGCTGTGATCAATGGATTTAAACTGCAAGGGCGTGGGCGGATCATTCATCTTTAAATAATAACAAAAACTAAATGCCGATGCAAAGTGATTATGCAGATTAGCATGATCGCCAGTGTGATAGATAGCACCCCATAACGAATTAATTGAATACGAATAGGGCGGCTGGCGACTGTAATCAATAGGGTTAAGTAACTTAGTAATACTGTCCACTACACCAACACGCAGCAAATCAAAGAATTGATTGTATGGGGGCTGTTGATGATCAATGGGCAAGAGCCATTCGGTCATGTCTGCTTTAATATTAGTTTTCCTGCCCTGTCTATCGCCCTGGGTTCGTATTAGATCAATTAGAGCAGCGTTGACTGCATCAGCGTTTTCTAATATGTATGTGTTAATTAGACGTGTAGTGTCAAACACCAGCTTATCTTTCATTCTTCAACTCCAAACTGTTGTTTGATACGCTGATTGATAGCGTGAGCAGTGTGTATTGGTTCAACAGTATTAGTATTGTTCTTGCCAACCCAAGTAGAACACGCCATACATTCTTTTACAATCAACTCGGCGAACTTTTGCATATTCTTGTAGTTCCCACCAATGCCCCATCTACCTACCTTTATATCCTCGCCCCAATCGATTAATACACCAGCCTGTCTAGCAAGTTCTCTAAATCGCTCTTCGTTCATTCTTCAACTCCGAAATGTTTTTTAATCGCAGTAACATATAAATTGCTTTGATACGCTCCCGCTGCTTTTTCTTCGTATGATGCCCCTTCGTTCATACACGCCTGAAAACATTCCTGAATTATCAACTCGGCGAACTTTTTAGGATCGTCAATCGTATATTGTGGCCAAGTGTGCTGATTGCCACTATCATAATGACCACCAGCCTGTGACCAAAGTTGTCGAATTCGTTCGTTCATAGAGAGCACTTATGTTTTGAATACCATAGGCCTAGTATTCGTATGCGACTAAAGCGATCAAAGCAGTTTGGGCAATAGAGTCTTGCAGTGGGCCATTTCATTCTTCAACTCCGTGATATTTCAATTGTGGTCTACGCCACAGTAACCATCCAATATACAGACCCTGTAGCCATCCAATTGCTAGACACATTAGTAATACCAAATCGTTCTGTGTCATAGTTCAACTCCAAAATGTTTCTTAATCAACTCCACAGCCCGCCCACGGCTGATCATATCACGCAACATAGGACTCAATGCTACACCGCATTCCTGCACAATCAAATCGGCGAACAAGTCTAGGCCTTCTTGATCCGGATTATCTTGTATGCCAGCCTGTTGTTTAAGTTCTAGCAAGTTCAAATCTTTTCTCCTGCTTTGAAGCCACGGAATCGCATAAAGCGTGGAAAGCGTAGACTGTAGGTGCCGTCTTGATTCTGTGTGATAGCATCTGCTCTGACTTCAATCACCTGTCCGTCTACCTTACACTGCCAAAACTCGTCACGGTCCTTGTCCGTAAAGCCAGAGCCCACGTTTACTTTGATCAGCTTGCCGTCTTCTGTGCCCTCACAGACCAAAGCACCCATCTTGCCTACATTACGGCCTGTGCCTTCTTCTGTTTCAATCACAGCAAGGCTGACTTCAATAAAAGGCTTTTGTTTGAGCCAAGCCACGCTTCGCTTGCCTTCCCACTTGCCGTTGGGATCTTTGATCATAATGCCCTCAAATCCCTCAGCCACAGCCTGCTTGTTGTAGTCTTTGAACTCGATTTCATCTGTGAACACATCTAGATCAAACTCTCGTTGTACAATAATATCAATGCAACCTGAGTCTGCAAACAGTTTGGAAAAGTTCTCACGTAGGAATGCACTGCGGCGCTTCTGGCCCATTACACTGGCTCCTGCTTTGAACTCAGTCAAAGGCACGATATCAAACAGCATGAGTCGAGCATCCTGTGCCTGTACGTTTTCCTTGCGATGCACTTCTTTCATCAGGGCCTGGAAGCTAGAGCTAACTACTTCACCATCAAACACATAACTACGGCCCCAATTGTCCATGTTGTCTTCAAAGGCCTTGACAATGTGCGGAAAGTTGACCAGTTCTTTGCCATTGCGAGTGTACATGGTAACCATACGGCTTTCGTAGTCTACCACAGTCAACACACGCACACCATCCAGCTTGGGCTCAACCAGTTTCTTGCCTGTGATCTTGCCTTCGTGGTTGGCGCCATCATGTGCCAGCATGCATTCAAATACAGGCACAGCATATTCAGGCTTCTTGCTCTTTTTAGCCACGGTGTTCACAGTCTTTTCTGAAACACCACAGCGAAGATCTTTGATAAGGATCCTACGATAGAACCCATTCCATTGTGCTTTGGTAGCCACATCCATGGCCAATTTAATAGCATCACGTGCGGCGTGTCCTGTGAGTGTTCTGCGATACAGAGCATCTGCCAATTCTGAGAAGTTGGTCCAGCTCAGGCCTTGCCCGTCTGTGTCGCTCTCTGGAACCTGCTTGACACCAAAGGTATGCAGTTTGTCCAAGCACCAGCGAACTCCTTCAAAGAATTCGTCTAGGCCTTCTGTCATTGCTTCTGCAAGAACAGCTTCTTTGGCCAAACGGCTGTTGTCTGCTTCAAGTTTGGCAATGATTGTTTCGGGCTGTGTTCTCACTGTCTGCTCCTAGTCTGTTGTAATGCTAATATTATAGCATCGAACTGTGGAGTTGTCAACTGATATTTTGGATTGATTATCCTAAATAGTCTGCCCAGCTGGGATGGCCTATGTGATACCCTCTGACCCTGCGTTTGGCAACTAGATCCCAAAAGGTAGGCTTGTAAGGAGCGATCTTTGGTTTCATCTTGCCCACATGAGCTGCCTTGCGATAGTTACAGTGCTTGCAGGCCGTGGTGGAGTTTTCCCAAGTGGTCTTGCCGCCCAAGCTCACAGGATGCACATGATCCAAAGTGGCATTGGTTTCTGTGACATTTGTGCCACAGTATTGGCAGGTGTAGGCATCACGCAGAAATATATTGCGTTTGCTTAACCTCATAGTGTGCTTGGGTTTTTGATAGGTGTTCAACATGATCACAGCAGGCACGCGAGTCTGCCATCTGGCACTGTGGACTATCCAATCTTCGTGCCATTCCAAAACTTTGACCTTGTCCAGAACCATGTACCGTATGGCTTCCTGCCAATCTACCACACTCAAAGGTAATAGGCTTACAGGTTGCATGTCTGCGTTTAATAAAAGGGTGCTCATCGTGTATTTAACTGCGTATTGATTACACGACTATTATATGCTCAGATTACAAAGAAAACAAGAGCCTTGACAATAATTATTAAACACGCTATACTTTAATTTTGTACAAAAGGAAATCTATGTTAGTACCAATGGTAGTTGAATCCACAAGCAAAGGCGAGCGGGCCTATGATATTTTTAGCCGTTTGCTCAAAGAGCGCATTATCATGCTGAATGGTCCTGTGGAAGATCATATGGCCAATCTAATTGTAGCCCAATTGCTGTTTTTAGAAAGTGAGAATCCAGACAAGGAGATCAGCATGTTTATCAATAGCCCGGGTGGTGTTATCACAGCTGGTATGAGCATCTATGATACCATGCAGTTCATTCGTTGTCCTGTTGCTACCTATGTTATGGGACAGGCCTGTAGTATGGGCAGCTTTCTAGCACAAGCAGGAGCAGCAGGCAAACGTCATATGTTGCCCTATGCTCGTCATATGATCCATCAGCCTTCAGGTGGAGCTCGTGGCATGCAAAGCGACATTGAAATACAGTACAAAGAGATCACCAAGATGAAAGACATCTTAACCAAACTCTATGTCAAACACAATACCGCAGGCAAGACCTATCAAGACTTCGAGCGTGACATGGATCGTGACACATTCATGAGTGCAGAAGAAGCATTGGCCTACGGCCTAGTAGATAAAATAATTGAGAGACGACCATGAACTTACAGACATTAGGCAAGATAGACAAAGGGTGGGGATTCGAATTGGTGTTTGCCAACAACGACAAATACTGTGGAAAACTTTTGGTGTTCGATCGTGCAGGAGCCAAGACCAGTTTGGTATTTCACAAAGAAAAATACAAGAGTTGGTTCATCAACGCTGGCAAGTTTCGAGTCACTTACATTGATGTAGCCACAGGTGAAACCAAGGAAGCTATTCTAGAAGAAGGCAAAACCGCAGACTTCGGAGCTCTTGGGCCGCATCAGATCGAAGCCTTGGTGGCCAATAGTGTGATATTTGAAGTTGGTACTGCTGACTACATCGAAGATCGTTTCAGACTGGCCCCCGGTGATACTCAAAATGCAAAACCAGTCGTCTAAGATTAAATGGACCACTGATGTCCCGCCGGTACAGGACCTGGGTTCTAGTGTTGAAGGAATACCGTTCTACGATAGTATAAACATTGCCCCTAAGTGTGTTATAGGCCTAGACCGAGATGGGGTTATTAATGTTGATCGCGGAACATACACCTTTCGTCCAGAAGATTTCGAACCAATACCTGGTAGTCTAGAAGCCATGGCTAAACTGCGTAGAGCGGGTCACAAGATTGTTGTTATCACTAACCAGTCTGGAATTAGCAAAGGATTGTATACGTCAGCCGATGTTGAACGTACACATGAACATATGTTTCGATTATTAGGTCAAGCAGGATGCCTTAGTATAGACGGATTATTTTACAGCAACACTAATTTAAAAAGTGACGTATTTGCTAAACCAAATGTCGGAATGTTCAAACGATGTGAAGATGAAATCAAACATATTAAATTTAACAAAGGATACTTTGTAGGTGATAAAATGTCTGATCTCAAAGCAGCACATAAAATTGGCGCAATACCTATTCTAGTACGAACTGGCTACGGGCTGGAAACAGAGAAAGACTTAAACAAGTGGACCTATCGAGACATCAAGAGCAAGACCAAAGTGTTTGACGACCTTGCAGCGTTTGCAGAATCAATACTTTAATAAGTCTTATTAAATGATGCTTGAAGAGCTGTAATTAGATCTTCAATCATACCGTCATCGTGGAACGGAGTGGGAGCAATACGCAACCGCTCCGTGCCTACGGCCACTGTGGGACTGTTGATTGGCTGGATATAGATGTTGTGTTCGTTTAACAGTTCGTCACTGATGGCTTTACAACGCACAGCTTCACCTACTAGAATAGGTACAATGTGTGTAGTAGTGCATTCCATGGCCGGTATACCAGCTATAGCCAATCTATGCTTTAACTTTCTAGCACGTTCTTGATGTTTGTCTCGTATCTCGTTGTGGTCTTTGAGGTACTTGACCGCAGCTAGGGCTCCTGCACAACTCACAGGGCTCATTGATGTGGTGAATATAAATCCAGCAGCTACAGAACGGATGGCGTCGATTACCTCAGCATCGGCAGCAATATAGCCACCTTGGACCCCATAGGCTTTCCCTAATGTACCGTTGACTATGTCAACACGGGATTGTAGCCCTAGCTCTTCAACTTTTCCACCACCGTGGGGTCCATAGAGTCCTACCGCATGTACTTCATCGATGTAGGTCATAGCACCATACTTGTCTGCTAGGTCGCAGATTTCTTTGATGTGTCCTACGTCGCCATCCATACTATAAACTGATTCAAATACAATACAGGGCACATTGCCTGTGAGTTGTATGCTGGTTAATATATCTTCTAGGTGATTGAGATCGTTGTGACGGAACACTGTTTTAGGTGCTCGGCTGTGAACCATGCCAATGACTAGGCTGTTGTGGTTCTCACTATCCGAAACAAAATGTATGTTGGGTATGATTTTACTTAGAGCGATCAGTGTCCATTCGTTGGCCACATAGGCCGATGAGAACAGCAGAGCTCGGGCCTTGTTGTGCAGGGTGGCTAATTCGTATTCTAGAGCCACATGATAGTGGCTGGTACCTGCTATGTTTCTAGTACCGCCTGACCCCGCACCTGTGTGGTCTAGAGCGGTGTGCATGGCATCTAACACAACTTTGTGCTGCCCCATGCCCAAGTAATCGTTGGAGCACCAGTTTGTGATGCTCTTGATGTTATAGGGCCCGTACCACATGGCTGAAGGAAACTTGCCCTTTTCACGGATAATATCGTTGAACACACGGTATTTGCCCGTGTCTTTGAGTGTTTTGAGTAGATTATTAAAGGGAGCTTTATTGATCATAGTCAACTATTTACATAAATATTAGACTGGGAGTAATAATGGCAACAATTAACTATTGGGGATTATCAAAGAAGGGATCAGTGACTGTTAACCTAACTGTTACCATAGATCAGTTGATCACTGCCATTGCCGCTGACGAAGTATTGTCCACAGAATATTATACTGTCAGCACTATGAATGACTTCAGCAAAAGCAGTCTAACATTTGGCGACAGCTCTACCACACTAACACAGCTGGGTCTAGTAGATGGCGGCACAGTCCTATGCACCACAAATCAAACAGGCAGCAAGCAAGAACGACAGTTACAGAAATTAGCCATAGCTGCTAAAACTAGAACTGTTGACGGATACACTAGAGCAACACTAGATACCACACAACTACCAACCTTGTACAGCGGCAACACAGTAGTAGACAACGCCAATGTAGGAGGCCTAGTTGTTGGTCGTCCTTGGACGGCTGTACCCGCCGCCAATCCGGTATTATACCTAGATGCAGGTAACGCTTCTAGTTATCCGGGTTCAGGAACCACATGGACTGATTTGAGTGGGAATGGCCGTGATGGCACATTGACCAACGGACCAACTTATAGTGCCACAAATGGCGGATCTATTGTGTTTGATGGTACTAATGATTATGTTCAATGCACAGGTTCTCTTACAGTAACGGCAGCAACATTTGTAGCATGGATAAGAAGAAACGGAGATCAAGGCCAATATGATGGTATTTTGTTTTCCAGAGGAACAAGTACTACTGGAATGGATTTTCACCTGTCCAATCAACTTGGATATACTTGGAACAATACTGTTTCCACTTATAATTGGCAAAGTGGATTAACCGTACCAGATTTGACCTGGTGTATGGTTGCTGTTTCTGTTACCAGCACATCAGCAACAGCATATCTGTGTCAAGCAAGTGGAATTACTACTGCCACTAATACCGTCAGTCATACCAGTAGTGTTCTAGACGATATAAAGATTGCTTTTGATGATGCCGCAGCAAGATATTTTACTGGCAACATAGCAATAGCTCGACTTTATGACACGGATTTATCGGCTGGTCAAATTTCACAGCTCTTCAACGCAGACCGAGCAAGATTTGGAATCTAATAAACGGTAAATATACTAAAGAGAGCGTGATATGACTATACAAACAATTAATATCGGCAATGTGGGCGGTTTGGTCAACGGTCGGCCTTGGAGTTAATTAAAAGAGAGAACACATATGAGATTAGCAGACATCATGCGAGACATCGCAGACTTATTAGATCAAAAGCAAGGACAAGGTGCTGACCTAAGTCAAAACTCGACCCAACAGCGTATGACTCCTGTTGAGGTAGATGAGCCAGACCTAGATGACGAGCCAGTGATGGTTCCTGCACTGCAACAGAAACACGAGCTGCTAAAGAAAGTGGCGGGTGTGCCAAGTGCATATGATGATCAAGACACGAAAGAAACGGGTGAACTAGATCGCATGCGTAAGATGGCTGGTATTGTTGTTGCTGGTGACGAGATCGACGACCTAAATTAACCAGGAGCGGTAATGGCTATTAGAAAGTTTCGAACAGGGCAGATGTCGTATGCTGTTGGTACCTATGTAGGCACAGCAGGTACTTTGTTCTATGATGAGGCTAACGGAGCTCTACGTATCAGCGACGGTGTCACCCCCGGCGGTAGTCTAATAAGCTATCCCATTGCTTCCTCTACCCAAATTGGAGGTATCAAATTAGGGCCAGGCGTTGTTCTCAACAATGACAACCAGATCATTATTGATTCGGAAGGGCTGGACTTTTCGTTTGGCGACCTTGCCGCTACTATAGGCACCTATACCGACAGCACAGTCTACGCTGTTCTATCATCAATCAATGCTAACGAAGATATGGTGTTGGCATCAAACGGAAGCGGCAGTGTTCATGTGATTGGGGAGTTTAAGGTTCACTCCACAAACGGAAGTCTTACAGAAACATTAGAAAGTACTCCAGCGTTTACGGTCCAAGCAGACGGGCAGGTTATAATACACGTTACTCAAGGCGATGTGCAATTAGGTGCTGTGGAGATTATAGGATCAAGCACAGGCGACGTAGTGCCTCCAGGTATTAATGGTACTATGCTACACATTACTGGACAGATTGAAGACCCTTGTCGTGTATACATTGACGGTAACGGCGACTATGTCAGTCTAGTGGCACGTAGATGGAACGGAAACTTTACAGATGGTAGAACAGCAGTATTAGCCAACGACTATGTGCTACGTATCAATGCCACAGCACAGACTGATGCAGGTATGGGAAATGTAGCTATGGCACAGATTAGCATACAGGCATTGGAAAATCAAACCGCCACAGCACAAGGCAGTAAGATAACATTCACAGTGACTCCAATAGGTTCAGCCGCATCTGCTCGTGTTGATGTTGCTAACATTACAGTAGCAGACGGCGTGTCAGCCACAAAATTTACAGGCCCATTAACAGGCAATGTCACAGGCAATGTGTCCGGCTCGGCAGCGACACTAACAACAGCTCGTAATATTAACGGGGTTAGTTTTAATGGCAGTGCTGACATCACAGTCACAGCGGCTGCTGGCACATTAACAGGAAACACGTTAGCATCGGAAGTAACAGCAAGTAGCCTAACCTCAGTTGGCACATTGACTAACCTAGCCATTGCCAGCAACGGAACTATTACCACTCCGCGAGTTGTAATCAACGATGGCGGCATTAGAACAATTAGTGGCGGCACAACCTGTACCATCAACTTTGCCACAGACAGTATCATCTTGTGGACTGCTCCAACTGGCACCGCAGTTATCACACTGAGCAATTACACGGCAGGAGCACAGGTTAAGCTGATCATTGCAATGACAACTAGTGGTGATGTCACATATGGTATCAGTTCTGCTGCCAATAGTTCAACAGGATTGGACAATTGGAACGGATCGGGCGCTGGCGACATTCCATTGACCAACACCGCCATGCATCTTGAATACACCTGCATCTCAGCCCTGGCAGCAGGATGTTATGTTGCTGTGACAGCAAGTGAATAAGAATGAGTTTCCTAGTAGCTAACCTTCCTCCGGTACATTGTTTTGTGCGTAGAGAATTCCTCTATGATTTTAAAAGTGGACACGGTGAGTATGAACCCTGCATATGGGTTTCGATTAAAAGCCTACGCAGTCAAGCGTTTCGCATAGAAGCCTACTTGCCACGCTATGGTGCTTTATATGACAAGCTGCCCTTGCATGCCTATGTGAGCCGTACAGACAATCTAGAACCGGACAAGTTTCTAGCCTTGGACACACTTCAAATATGGGACTGTTTCAGTTATGACATAGCTGTGATACAAAAAGCATTTCTACGCAATCTCAGCTGTGAGTTCTATGCCAAGAATCGGCAGCTACACAAAGGCAACTACTTGTTCACAGTGGACAATGCTGCTCCAGACATGAACATCATAGACACCACCTATTCAGAATGGCCCGAAGATCACAAGAGCTTTAACTTTATTGAGTTAGATAACGGACAGTATGCTGCCCAGCCTAATAATCGCTGCAGATTCTTTGATGCTGCCTCAAATCCCAAAGACATGCTGCATCCAGACTTCAAAGTAGCTACCAAGAAGTGGGTGGTTGAAACCAATCCCAAATGGCGTCTAGGAGATTCAGACACTGTTACATACGAATAAATACAATCACTAGGAACATATATGAATAAACTACTACTATTATTATTGACAGTGCCCTTGTTGGCATTTGCACAAAAGACGCCACAGGGAGTGACCTATGACGCACAAATTATCAGAGTAACGGATGGCGATACAGTTGTTATCGCCGCACCCTTTCTACCTAAACCCCTTAAGCCCGAACTTGCGGTACGAGTCTACGGCGTCGATACTCCGGAAAAAGGATTTAGAGGTCAATGCGACTCAGAAAAGCAACGAGGCGAAGCCGCTTCCGTTTTCACTAAAGGTCTCATTAACGCCAGCCAACAGCGACAAGTCATTCTATACGGTTGGGATAAATTCGGTGGTCGTGTATTGGGCGACATCATTCTAAACGGACAAAGTTTACGTGCTCAACTAATTGCCAATGGCTTTGCCCGCGAGTATTATGGAGATGCTAAACAAAGCTGGTGTAATTAAAATGCGAATAGAATCTTATCAAGTTTTTGCTCAACTGCTAGAAGGCTACGTAAATGAAGCCAGCACTACTATGAGCCTAATTGCTGGCCAACCAGGCGGCAAAGAAGTCATCCAAAAGTTGCACAAAGACATGCAACTGGCACACGACATTGGATACAAACCAGTTGATAAAATATCCTGGAGTGAACTCAAAGACAGCTACAAAGGTGCATGGGTGATCATTCAAGGAACCAAAGGCACAGGTGCTATACGAGCTAAAGGTGGTAACTATGAAGCAGTGGCCAGCACAGGTGGCGAAACTCGTTCAGTGTCTGATGGTCGTGGTGGTAACATCATAGACTTTCTCAAAGGCGAAATTGGCAAATTACAAAAGTATTATGTAGGTAAGAATACTACCTCAGTTCCAGACAAACGAAAGGAACGTGCTAATGCTCAAAGAGGTGCCGGTGGTACAGAAGTCACACAGTCAACCTTGGTGGCAAAATTCAAACCCTTATGGTCTCGTGCTATCACAGCAAGCATAGCAGACATCAAAGGCCATATTGCCAACATGATCAAGAATGATGCGTTTGAAAAAGCCAAACGTAAACTGAATTATATTGAAACCTTGCAAAACGGTCTAGAACAACTGGAAGCTGGTAATGCAGATACTCCTGGCTTCCTTAGTTCTGCTATCAACTCAGCAGTGTTGATGACAGCCAGCCATTACTATCCAGAGACCACAGGTAATCTTGATCGTAGCCGATACGGCTCATCTGCCGGCGTTTCAGCACAGTTCAACGAAGGACCAGCACAGTTGTTAAAAGACATCGCTGGTGGTGATCAAAAGAAACTAGGAACGGTTCTCTCTTTCTTTAAGAGGAGCTTGATATCAGGATGAAACTAAATCAAATCGTACTAGAAGCCAACGTAGCAGCCAAACTAAAAGATCCCAAAACCATCAAGATGCTCAGCATTGCCATGCGTCACGATGGCACACTGCCCAAGGCCAAGGTAGCAGCACTGGGACCTAGACCCACAGACGACGAAGTGTTAAAGTTGTGGAGTGAGTTGCTAGACATATCATTACAAAGCACAGACTACGGTGACATCAGTCAAGACGGCAAGTTTGATGAGTGGTTGACTCGCATGTATATCAACGGCGTTGCTGACTACGAAGACATCAACGGTGAAGGCGGAGATGCACTAGGTGCCTGGAAAGCTCTAAGCGTCCGCGGCAAACTTCAAGAGCCGCATCAAGACTTCAACAAGTTCAAGAATTTACGCCAGATACAGGCTATCATCCAGAACAGAGATTATCGCAACGAGCTCAATAAAATCAAAGACGCCGAGGTCATTGAAAAACACAAACGTGAAAAGAAAGAAACCACACTGATCGATGATGAGCGTTATCTAGTTACTATTCCTTACAACTACGGTTCCTGCTACAACTTCAACAATGCACACGGCTTCAATGCCAGTTTCTGCACAGGATCTAGTAGTGGCGCCACATGGTTCAATCGCTATGCCGATGACGGTCCTATTATCTCTGTGTTTGACAAACAGAATGCAGATGATGTAAACGGCAAGTGGCAGCTACATGCTCCAACAAATCAAATCAACAACGGTAATCAAACTGTTCGTAAAGATGAAAAGTTTGCTGAATTATTTCCAGGCCTGATGAAACGTATTGCAGATGCTATCCAAGCCAACGCCGACGAACTCAAAAAGAACTCCACTGAAATTGTCAGCGGAGGCTACGATGCTGCCAAAGCTGTTAGCGATCTCAAGAACAAGTTCCCTATGAGTTATAACAGTGGTGAGCCAGAAGCTGAACCAGAAGCAGATGCCAATGACGGTCCTGGAGTCTATATAGTAACACAAACAGCATCAGGCAAAACTGCTCGTATCCAAGGCGACAATCGTCAAGACATCATTGCCAAGTTAACAGCTCGATATCCAGATAGCACAGAAGCAGATTATACCATAGAGAAAGCACAAGAAGAAGCATGATCTTGAAAAATGTATTTTTATCATTGATGTTGATTTTTTCTTTTACGTCAGTGTACGCAGAAGATGAATGGTGTGACCCAAGATATTGTTGTCCACCAAAACCAAACACCCTACCTTAGGAACGTTAGCGTTACTTCAGGGTTGCCCGGCTGCTGGGCAGAGCGTTATGGGAGTCGTGCCCCGGAATGGCGTTCTAAGTGAGCATTTATATTCTCTAAGATGAAGATTGCGTTATTCATACATCAGCCAGTGTGTGCGGTAGATTCCGCAAACGGAATAATCAAAGCTCTTTCCCCCCAGCACAGTTTCAAATTATTTTCTACAGACGAAGTTGAATCTTCATTCTTTGATGATGTTGACTGCGTATGTTTTCCTGGTGGCTTCGGTGATGCTGATAGATTCGATAGACTGCTACGGTGGAATCGTGATGCAGTAAGGACCTTTGTTAACCGTGGCGGAAAGTATCTGGGTATCTGTATGGGAGCATATTGGGCAGGAGAATACTATTTCGACCTTCTACCCAATATCAGTGTAGAACAATATATTCGAAGACCGAATACCTGCACTCGTAGGCCACATCCCAAGGCTATGCCTGTGCAATGGATGGGCAATAATGAAAGGATGTATTTTTATGACGGCTGTGCATTCGTTGGTGATAATGTGGACGTTGTGGCTACCTATAGCAACAATGATCCTATGGCGATTATACACAAGAACATCGGACTAATAGGATGTCATTTAGAAAGCGAACAATGGTGGTATGATAAACAATACCTCGAGCCGCATTGGCATCGAGGTATCCATTACAATCTATTACTAGACTTTGTTAATGGTCTACGATAATACTGTAAAGTTCTTTCCAATCTTTGACCACTGGATAGGCACAGGTATGATGCATGTTATGACCGTGTTCAACAAGAATACTTTTTAATCCTAGTGCGTATCCAACATCGGCGTTCTGCGGCTTGTCTTCAATCCACCACAGGCCGCTGTCTTTGTACGGAGCCAATGCAGAGTCTTTGTCTGCTCCTGTATCTAAACAGATAACACTTTCAATAGCATTACCAAACAACTTACGCAGATTCATTTCACGCAGTTTCTGTGCGTTCTTGTCTAGACTTAGGCTTGTGATAACACGGAATTCATAGCCGTGTTCTTCGTGCAGTCGTTTAACATAGTAAGCACTATCACGAAGTGCAGGCAGAAAGCCAATAGCTGCTGACTCATTAAAAGTCTTGACAACCTTTTTGGCGTCTTTTTCTTCTAGCTCATTGTAGTGATGATGTAGATAATAGCTCTTCTTGTTATCTGCTGTCAGTGTATAACCACGTTCTTGCATCCAAACTGAGAATGCCCATTCCCAATCCAAAAGTACGCCATCTGCGTCTGTGAGTATGATTTTCTTTTTCATAACAGTATTATACTATTATTTTGGGCTTTTGTCAACCGACTAAGTAAAAGATGAATATAATAATCTACACCCTGGTGATGGTACAAATCACTATAGCCTGTGTCACTCTGTATTTGCACAGAAGCCAAACACATAGAGCTGTGCAATTTCACCCTGCGATTAACCACGTTATGCGAGCCTGGCTTTGGCTAACCACAGGCATGATTACTCGTCAATGGGTGGCCATACATCGCAAACATCATCAACGTTCGGACCAAGAAGGCGATCCACACAGTCCACAAATCTACGGTATTTGGCGTGTGTTATTCGGAGGAGCATTGCTTTATCATTCAGCCAGCAAAGACACTGCAATGGTTGACTCCTTGAGCAAGGACTGTCCTAATGATTGGATTGAACGCAACCTTTACTCCGCACACAGTCGCTCAGGTATTCTTTTAATGCTGGTCATAGACTGCTTGCTCTTTGGACCGTGGGGACTGATTGTGTGGGGTATTCAAATGATATGGATTCCGTTCTGGGCGGCCGGTGTAGTCAACGGACTCAGCCATTGGTGGGGATATCGCAACACAGATACCAAAGACACCAGCCGTAACATCATCCCTTGGGCTATATGGATTGGTGGGGAAGAACTACACAACAATCATCATGCCGATGGTGCCAATGCCAAGTTCAGTCAGAAGTGGTGGGAGTTTGATCTAGGTTGGATGTATATTTCAATACTGCGGTTCTTTAAGTTAGCCACAGTTAGATAAAGAAAAAGCACCCGAAGGTGCTTTTCTTTTACCACTATTGTAATGCTCTATGAGCGTACTTTTATTTCTTCACGCCGCTGTTAACAAATGAATACATTTTTTCGGCGGTTTCTAGTACTTTATCTAAACCTGGAAACTCTGGCATACCTACTTTAGTAACGATTTGACCAGTCTTCTCATCACGAGTAGCTGTCATTTCCCAACCTGCAAATTTAGATTGGAAATCATCTTGTACTAGGCTTTTTGCCATGCCCAAGATGTCTGTACGGATTTCGTAGCCGTTCTTGTTGAATTTAACTTCTGGTAGTTTTGGTGCTGTAAAAGTGTCTGACATTTTAATTCTCCTGTGTGTAATGTCTGTGTCTAGCAGCTACTTCTATTTCGCTGTTAGTTTATTATATAGCCTTAATTTAAAAAAACAAGCTATTTTCTGATTCTGTTTATCCGTTCACGGATGATCTCTATCACGGGTTCTGCCAATACCACTTCATAGTGGTTATAGTCAACGTCAATCAGTTCCATATCTGCATGGTGCCGCTGACTTTGAATGCTGACCACTCCGTCGTTGG